TCCAGCCAGTATCGGCTGGTATTATCTTGTAGATTTGCCCAGTTTGCTGCGCTTTGGGCAGAATGTACTGCAAACTGATACTCAGCTTCTAAATAGTGGCGGTTATACTGCTCATTGAGTTTTAGAATCTTTTGCTCAAACCTGTCATAAGGAACTATATTTCCGCTTTCATCTTTTAGATAACTTCGTGCTTCGGTGAGCTGTGTATGAGTTTTCAGTCCAGAAAAAACAAAAACATCTTTTTCTAGATAATCTCTCATTTCCTGTGGTACTTCATGCGGAACAGCGGAAGAAAAAACTTCAGCGGTATGCTCTACAACAGCACGAAACTCAGGAACATTCATCAAATCATCAGGTTTGTAGCTTTTTCGGGAATAAAGAACATCAAAAGCCTTTTGGGTAATATTCAAAAGTTCATTTATAGGCTCTTCATCCATTGAAAGCTGTATATATCCAGTATTTCTGCATGTTTCACAATCGCAATGCGCATATTGTCCAGAAATGGTGTCATGTAGCGCCCCAAAGTATAGTTTGGGGCTTATCCGAAAAAATCTAATCCTAAATTTTGTGAGTTGGCAGCTCTATCTCCTTGTACTTCCACCCCGAATTTGTCTTTTATCCATTCATCGGGAATGTTTTTATAAGGCATTAAATCAATAGTTCTTTTCCATAGTTCGCTCAAATCTTCCACTTGGTCGTATTGAAAAATCAATCCATCTTCGGGAAGAACTCCGATGGCATAGAGGGCAGACAAAACCTTTTCGTTCATATACTGCTCTACAAGAGTCTGGTCTGCATTTACTAAATCTTGCAGTGTTTCCTGGGAACTTTCCTCCTTGCCTTTACTTCCATATTTGGTGTCCTGTCCAATAATAGCTCCAGAAATAAGCAGAGAGATGTTATCCCTACATAGTTTAATTAGTCCGTTATAAACTTCTCCTGTTGAGGGAACCCCATTACTTGCCCATTCAAAAGTTTCACTTTCATCAATAATGAACCACGCAGCCGCTCCCATATCGGTCATCATTTTTTCGGCACGGTTAAGAGCGGCTCTGTCTCTGGTGTTGGTTTTCATCACACGAGGCGGAATACCATAAATCTCGCAGAGTTCCGACCAGCAAGACTGAGCAAACCTTGAAAACAAGATGTGCGGAATTGCTTTATTTATCAACCCTAAATCTCCCACGGTTCCAAAATCTAAAAGCCAAGTACCATATTCAGGTGCGTTGATATAATCAAGTCCTTTTTCATCAGTATAGTCTTTTAAAATAATTCCTTTTTGCGGAATCACATTTTGACGAGGCACAAGAGTAATCAGAGGTGTAGGAAGGTCTCCTGTTGATAGTTCTTCATTCTCCTTTCGGTTAAATTCGATGAGAGTATATCCCATATAAATACTGTCCAGAATATGCTCTATAATGGTATTGAACCATACGGATTTCTGCAATTTGTCGGTCAGCTCTTCGTGGGTTTCTCCACTTGCTTTTTTAATCACAAAATCAGCAGAAA